GTATTAGATTTTGGTGCGGTTAAAACTTCAACTTCAGGAACGTTTACTATTACATTCCCTGCCGCTGAATCAACTGCTGCAATTCTAAGAATAGCATAAGGAGATAATTCATGGCCACCGTCCAAGGATGGGGCCGACAAACCTGGAATTCGGGTGCATGGAATACATTCGCACCCGTTGCCGCAACAGGTAATGGCCTCACGTCATCTCTAGGTTCGTTAACGCTTACGGGCGATTGTAATATTACACTTACTGGTGTAAGCACTACCTCTACAACAGGGACAGGTGTTGCTACAGGTGGTCAAAGTTTAACAGCGACAGGAATACAAATAACTTCTGCTCTTGGAACAGAAACTGTTGTAGGATCCTCAGCACATACACTTACTGGTATAGGGATGACATTATCAGTTGGTGATGAAACCGCTCTTGGTGTTCCACAATCAGGTTGGAACCGTGGAGCTAACGCTGATACGGGTGAAGAAATAGGGTGGAATGATAATCTTTGGAACACTCTTCAATCGTCATATGCTTTAACAGGAGCTTCTGCAACTTCTACAGTTGGTCAAGCTGTTGGTACAACTGACTTTAATATAGTTCCAACTGGACTTGGTACAACAGCTACTGTAGGACAAGTTGGTGGATTCGCTGAAGCTGGAACACTACCTTTAACTGCATCTATTGGAACATTCTCTATATCAGGAGATTCAACATTAACTGTTGTTGCTGCAAGTGAACCAGAAATGGATGCACTTACAGGAACTGTATCAGTTGCAATTGGTAAGACAGCTTTCCCTTCAGGAAATGCTATAACAAGTAGTTTAGGTTCTTTAACTGTAACTGGTACTGGTGTAATTTCACCAACAGGTGTTAATTTAACTGGCAGTATAGGAACTGAAGTAGCATCTACTGATGTTAACGTCGTTGGTGTAGGAGGTCTTGTTACAAGAACAGTAACAGTTGTAAGCACAGCAAGTGGAAATAAGTATTTTATTGATGGTGTTCAACAAGAAACTCTAGAGTTAGCTGAGGGTAATACTTACAAGTTTGATCAATCCGATGCAAGTAATAACAATCATCCTTTTAGATTTAGTGAAACTTCGGACGGCACTCATGGTGGAGGATCTGAATATACGACTGGTGTAACCACAAGTGGAACTCCAGGTAACGCAGGAGCATATACTCAAATAACAGTAGCTTCTAGTGCACCTACTTTATATTATTATTGTAGTAATCATTCAGGAATGGGTGGTCAGGCTAATACCCCTGCTGCTGATGCAAATGCCTTTACTGCTAATGGAGCAACCAGTGTTACAGGTTATCCAACAGTTAATATTTCTGTTGTTCCAACCATTACAGGTCTTGCTTTAACATCAAGTTTAGGAGAAGAATCACAAGAATCAAGTTATCAAGCACCTAGTGTTTCTGTTACAAGTAACATAGGAACCTTAACAATTACAGGAACTTCTACTTTGACACTGACAGGTGTTTCTGTTACAAGTAGCACAGGGACTTTACAAGGGACTTTTTGGTCAGAAGTAGATGACTCTAACTCGGATATAAGCTGGACAGAAGTTCATCAAGCCGCATAAAAGTTTTGACAAACTTTAATTTAAATATTACAAATTATATAGGAGATTAGATGAGTTCAACATATTCAACAAGTTTAAGAATAGAGCTACAAGGTTCTGGAGAAAATTCAGGAACTTGGGGTACTATTACAAACAATAACTTTTCTCAATCATTAGAATTTTCAATCGCTGGTATAGTAAATGTAGCATGTGGCGATAGTGCTGTAACAACGCTTACAAATGCTGACGGACCACAATCACAGGCTAATAACCAAGCAAGAAATGCTCATATAAGGTTAACAGGTGCACATGGTGCAGTAAGAATAGCTCAATTTCCAGCTACTCAAAAAGTTTATTTAATTACTAACGCAACAACTGATTCAGGATCTTCAGGTCCTTACGCTATGACTGTAAGACTTGGTGCTTCTGGTAATACTCTTTCAATTGAAAATGGTGCAACTAGATTAGTAGCTACTGATGGAACAAATTGGTATGACGTATTTGCAGGACCTGGTACAGTTACCGCTCCAGTAGATCTTAATGGTCAAACATTAACTTTAGATGCTGATGCAGACACAACTATTTCAGCAGCTTCTGATGACGTAGTAACTTTTAAAGTTGCCAATCAAAATCAATTAACATTATCTGATGGTGCTTTATCACCTTCTACAGACAATGATATAGATCTTGGAACTTCATCTTTAGAGTTTAAAGATGCATTCTTTGACGGCACAGTTCGTATGGATGCAATAGGTTTTGGCACAACAGCAATGACTTTACCAACAGCAGATGGTTCAGCCGATCAGTTTATTAAAACTGACGGATCAGGAACGCTTTCTTTTGGAACAGTATCAACCACAACTAAATTAGATGATATTGCAACAGGAGATGCAGCTTCTACTTTAGCAACTAGCGCAGGTAATATTACAATTGACGCACAAGGAAATGACACAGACATTATTCTTAAAGGTACTGATGGCAATAGTGATACAACATTTTTAACTATTGATGGTAGTGATGCTGGTAAAGCAACATTTAATTCTGGTGCTGTATTTGGAAGTCATGTTCTTCCAGGCGCTGATGATTCGTATGATTTAGGATCAGGTACTGCACAATGGCGTGACATATATACAGGTGACTTAAATTTAAATAATACAAGATCAAGAGCAAATGAAGTAGATGGCACAGCAGGACATTGGACTATTCAAGAGGGCGATGAAAACCTCTTTATTTTAAATAGATTAAATGGTAAAAAATATAAATTCAACTTAGAGGAGATTAAATAATGGCTTTAATAGTAGGTGGAACAACAGTTACAGGAACACAAACTTTGGATGCGACAACCCTTACGGGAAATTTGCCCGCAATTTCAGGTGCAAGTCTAACAAGCTTGCCAGCATCAGTGCCAGGTTTAACTGATACAGGTTCTTTTATTGGAGCAGGGCAAGTGCAAGGTAACTCTTACATAGGTGGTCAAGCTGGATCTACCGCAGCAGGTGGTAATATATACTACGTTTCTTTTCAAGGGCAAGATAGTCAAGGCCCTGGAAGTGGAACTTGGAGAAGACACGGTGCTTCATCAGCAGGTAGTTGGGTAAACTGTTCAACAGTATGGCAAAGAATTTCATAAGGAGAAAATAAATGGCTTTTAATACAACTTTACTAGCAATAAGAAACCCAAAGTGGAAAACTTGGAAAACAATAAAAAATGATGGTAGTGGAAATCCTGAAGTGGATGGTAGTGGAAATCTTGTTTGGGAAACTAAAAAAGATGGTAGCGGAAATGATATTAAAGGTATTGAATGTGAAGCTAAATGGTCACATTTAGGCGATAGTTCTCAAGATTGGTTGCCTTTTACCGCAATGGCTGATGATGACCAACAGCATGGAAAAGACTTATACACAGCTCTTGTTAACGGAGATCACGGGGCAATAGCAGCCGAATAAAAAATAATATATTATTTAAAATAATATATGAAACTTACAGATTTACAAACCTGGTCAGAGCCATTACTAGATCTTGAATTAATAAAAAAATTTAATCAAACTATTGTAAGTAATATTAATTCAACTGAAGAAATAGATCAAGGTGCAAAAGATTTAAAAGGTGATTATTTAAAAAATATAAAACCTAAAAATATACAATTATTAAGAATGCCAGAGGAGTATAATCGTTTAATTCACTTGGCTTTTCATTTTGCACATTATACTTTTGGTGCATTAACTTTTCCTCCAAACATGTATGATAATTTATTATATAATGTTTACTCTAGTAGTATACGTGGTCATTATGGTGAGCACATGGATAGATCTAGAGACGCAATATCTGATTGTAAATTAACTTTTCTTTTAAATTTATCAGAAGATGAGTACGAAGGTGGAGATTTAATTGTTAATAAAGAAGTAACTAATTTTAAAAAACCTGGTAGCGCTATATTGTTTAGATCTTTTCTTAATCATGAAGTAACTCCTGTTACTAAAGGAGAAAGAATAACACTCTCTTATTTTATAAACGGACCTAAATCCATATAAATTTTCTTTGTCAAGAAAACAATTATAAAAAGATTACTTGATCTATTCTGTACACATGTTTAAATTAGATCTCACCCAAAAATTATAAATCAGGAGATATTATGGAAAATCAAGAAGTATTGAAGGCTATAGCTACCCTTGCTGATAAGGTGAGTCGCTATCATGAACGTTTATTAGCAGTAGAAAGAGACAATGAAAAATTACAGAAAGAACTGTTAGAACATAAAAATGGTCCACATATACATGCTATTCAAGGTCAACCGCATAACTCTGATACACAAGTTATAGTAACGGGTTTAGATTCTGATGTAGAGTGTGAGGCTTGTAGCGCTTAATTACTCAGGAGTTTCACCTAACATATCTGCTAAAGAAGGAGCAAATACTTTTACATCTCTTCTTATTTTTTCAGCAGTTGTTGATGTTCCTGGATTATCAACATCAGCTTGTGCTGCAGTTTCAGATTCATACTCAGCACCAGTGTCAGCATGAGTAATTGTAGTTTCAGTTTTTACTTTATAGTGTGGAATTCTTCTTCCATCTTCTGTTGTGATATGTCCTAGTAATTCAGCAGGTTCAACTATCGGCATCTTCTTTTCTCCAATTTATGTTAAAACTAATAATAACTCTATCATCATTAGAACTATTTGTTTGTACTTCATGTTGTAACCATGAAGGAAAAAAAATCAAGGAATTTTCAATAGGTTCCCATTGTACGCTATGAGCGAGGTGTATAGAGGCTTTTTCTGTTTTTGGTGGTGATAGTACCTCTGACTGTGGTTTAGGCTCTAGAAACACAATATTTCCACATTTTTTAGGAGCTTTAAGATAAAATACACCAGACAAGTAGTTATATGGATGCGTATGTACATTGTTTCGTGATCCGGGTGGATTTATCATTCCCCACATACCAGTCATCTCAGGAATGTAATGATCTTGTACATCCATGTGATTAAAACAATCTTTAGCATATTTAAGAATGTCACCAACTAAAGGTCTAAATTTTTTAATACTATATATTTCATCGTGACTATGCCAACCACCGACATTAGATCGAGGCATACCCATCTCATCTTTTTCTTTTAATTGATATATATTATCAATAAGATGTTCATGGCCTTTAAGTTGTAGTGAAAATACGGGAGTAATAAATAGAGAATGTAAATTAATCAGAGTTGTCCTTTCGTGACCTCCATAAAACTAGCTATAATGTGCACCTGATTGGCAGCATTGGCTTGAACTTTAAGAATATCACTTTCTTGCAGAACTAAAGGTTGTGTCAGTAATTCTGTTGTTGTGTTTGTAGCAACACTCTTTGCTTTAAATAATTCAAAAGTTGCAGCTCCTCGGACAACTTCAACATCAACCAAAGTTGTTGAACCAGAGTCATTGCAAACTAAAAGAGATTTTACTACATCCGTAGTAGGCGGAACAGGTGGTGATGCACCAGCATCAGCTGTAGGAACTGTTATAACAGTTGTTAAATTCGTTGTGGTAATATCCACCATTGCGCTTTTAAATACATTAGCCAAGGAAAAAAGCCTCCGACTGCGATTCTTCTTTTAGATCTTGTTGGTAGTTTGTGTTAAGTAAAAGAATAATTTGATCTAGTAATGCAATCATTTGATCAAACTGATTGGGACTGTATTCTGGCGTTGCGTTTGGTAATCGTGTTATTGTTAGTTTAGCCATACATTCCTCCGTAAGGCGGGAAGAAAGAACCTATACCAAAGTTATCAAAATCACCGTAGTTAGATGATTTGTTTGAATTAAAATCTTGTCCATAATTTCCAACTAAACTCGCAATACCTTGTTCAATATTTTTTAATGTGCCAAGCATCTCATCTTGATTAGGACCCATGAGCTGTTGTCCAACTCTGTTGTAAGGGTTATTTGCTACATCAAACAGTGTGTCTTCAGGGCCTTTTACAGTTCCTATAGTTTCTATGAGATCTCTTGCACCAGGTATTTCTTCTTGTTGAGGCGGTAAGCCTGGTGTAGCAAACATAGGAGGTTCATTTGTTTCTGGTAAACCTTTCATAGATGCATCCATTGTTGGATTATCAAATCCACCAACATTTGTTAAATCAAAATTATCGTAAGCAGATTCTGGTATGTTTGGATTTCTTTTTAAGAAAAAAGAATTTTGCATATTTTTAAAATCTTCATATTTCATTTCACCGGGCAATATTACTTGACCTAAGAATCCATTTCTTCTCGATTCAGCCGCTTGTGCTTTTGCTTGTTCATATCTGTTTCTAATATCTTCTTCGGATCTTGGTCTGTTTTCATCGGGTAAAAAAAGTGCACCGCCACCACTCCCATCAATAGCTGATGCAAGGCCTAATTGTCCACCACCACCAATTTCATATGGATCTTGAATAGTTCTATCTGCCGTGTCTGATACGGTTCCACCACCAATACCAGGTGTAGCACTAATACCACCAGCTAAAGGATTGTCATATAAAGGTGCGTCAATCATCGTCTACCATCTGGTCTAAGTTGTAATTTTGTTGATCCAAGTCTCCAAGCTGTGTCATTAACTGTATTGGTTTGATATTTAATCTTAACTGCTCTTCCTCTACCTCTTACATCAATTTTCTCTGTGGTGCTAGTAATACTGCCTGTTGTAGTTACATTAGCTGCAGATTGTGGATATTGTTCAAGCGTTAAAGTAGCTGTCATTGTATTAGCAAGATTATCAAAGTCTGGAACTAATCTACTGACCGACATAAGCTCATCACCATCAGCAATTTCAACAGATCCTGTTGTTAAAAAAGCAGAAATAGCTGTGCCATCTGCTTGATTATTACCTGACTCATGTTCATAAATATAAGAAGCTCCCGCTGTTAGACCTAGTATAGTTGATACATTTGCCGTTAAACTCGCACCATATTCTGTAGCAATTGGCTGTTCATATACATAAGCACCAAGCCATGTTGTTCTACTAAGATTAATAGTGTACCAAGTATTTTCCAAATAATTATAAGCTACAGCTCTATCTATTTGTGAAGCATTTGCCGAAGGATAATACCAAATAATTTCATTAAAAGCTGTATTCAAGCCACAAGCAATGTCTTGTTTATTAGTATAACTTAAATCATCAAATACGTAGTCTTGTACTGAACAAGGCATTTTTTTAACAACACCATCATACATGTAAAAAGCATTGTCTGACATCCAATAAGAGCGGCCGTTTATTTCAATAGCAGCGTGTTGTGATATTAAACCACAGTTAGCTCCAAGTTGTCTAAGACCAAAAGTAAAAGGTGTACCAACAAACTGAACACCATGAAGAGATGTATCTGTCCAAACAAGTATTTGACCTGATGATTTAACAGCCCCTACTATTCTAGAACCATCAGATATACGTAATGAGCCAGCTTCGTTTGTTGCTACTGGTGTATAGTCTGTAGCATCTTCCCGATCAGAAAATCTAAATAATAGATCATCTTGAGTAGCTGTATTTCCTATGGTTGTCTCCGTTCCAAACATCATTAAATGTCTTGTATCAGTTGATACCAAACTAAATCTTGATGCCGTAGGAGCATTTGATAAAGCTGTTGCTCTTGCAGTGATTGTTCCTGAAATATCTTTTATAAATGTTCCACCATTTAAAACAGTAGCAATTAAATCTTCACCAAAATTGTCTAAAGACCAATTTCTTGCATCTACAACAACATTTGAAGAAGACCTTGGTGTATTCCAAGTACTTAAATTCCAAGTTAAAGTGCTCCATCCATACCCAAATGTTGAGGTGGCTGGTCCTACATTAATTTGATAATTAGCGTTACCTGATCCACCGCCACCTGAAGTTGATCCAGAGGCTGCGCTTGTATGAGTTACTGTATAAGTATTTGCGGTTGGGACTGTAATAACTTCAAATTCATTATTCATGTCCAAACCATCAATAGAACTAAAAGAATCAAAAGTGACAAAATCACCTACTAAAGCACCATGACTAGAATCTGTAACTGTAACTGTTGTTGTACCATTTGTTGTGAAAGGATTGGTTAATGATGCTGTTTCTCTTATAGGTGTTATATCGTAGACCTTACCTTCAGAGTATAAATATAGTTTTCTGTCTGTACCTAAAGCAAGGTATCTGGTTCCATCTAGACCAATCCAGCTATGCGTATCACGGACCACGCCCACAATAGTTTTGTTAGGATTTGGTAGATATGACCAACCTTTCCATCTTTCAGGTTTTCCGTAATGAAATCTTACAAAGTCAGAGTCAACATATTTACGTTGATCTCCTGCTGAATAAGCGGTGTCTTGTTTATCTATACCTGGTTGGAATTTTAAATCGACTAATTTCATGTCGGAGTATACTAAATTATTTATTGTTTTGTGGCAAGAATTGAGTGCCTACGTTACCTCTAAAGCTGTAATTACCATAGTGAGTCATGCCACTAGCAATATCAGCGTATATTTTACCACCTATTTTCTGCCACAAACGACAAAAAGCATAATCTTCTGATAAATATCTTTTTGTATCAGGCTCTATCATTGTATCAAAAAAAGCATAATTCCAATCAGAGGTATCGTGATAACCAAATGTTTTATCATGTGGATCTCCTAAATGTTGATCTGATTTAAATCGTAAATGAGGATAAGCCAAAGCCATTTTTTTAAAAACATTTCTTTTTATTAACATAAAACCAGTAGCCCCATCTAATACTTCTATAAAACCTTTTACTACAGAAATTTTTTTAGGATTAGTTATATTTAAATTATATTGTAAAGACGATGCATGAAGTTCTTCTTCCGATACATTTGGATTTTCATTTACTTTTCTTTTTACTTTTGTCCAATCAATGGTCTTTCGTGGATATACGCCTGTTACCACATCTTCATCTAAATCTAACATACGAAATACTGCTTCAGGATTAAAAGCAATATCAGCATCAATAAATAAAAGATGAGTGTATTTAGGTTCATCCATAAATAACTGCACTAATGTATTACGAGCTCTTGTTACAAGAGATTCATTACCAATAGTACCAAATTGTAATTCTATTTTTTTGGTAGCGGCTAAAGCCGTTAATTGTAAGCAGCTTTTAAAATAATCTGCTGTTATCATTCCTCCATAACATGGTGTTCCAATAAATATTTTTGTCATTTATAACTCTTTTTTGTCCATACTTTATTTTTGTAAGTGTTTAAGACAGTGCTAAAATAATTCCAATCCCACTTACTTGTTTTCTCTTTTAAATGAACATCTTTAATAACACTCATTACCCAAGTATCTCTTTTAAAAGGAAACACTAAAGATATAGGCGTTCCTTTTTTTACTATTTTTTGTCTGTTTTTATTATGATCCCAATCTCTTAAAAAAAATGGAAAGTTTACAAATGCATTATGATTATCTGTGTCTACTATTCCTGTAACTATTCTAATATCTTGTTTTTCTGTGTTAAAAGGAGAGGTAAAAAGACAACTATAACCTGGAGGTGTTTTAATCATCCAAGGATTTAAGAACTTAAAGGCTATTGATAACTCATCTGGATAAATCATTGATGGACTTATTTGTGATATTTTATGATCACCTACTCCGATATTCATATCAAACTTTATTTCTTTTTTGTGTAAGTTTTCAAAAGTTTTTGTGTTAGCCACATGCACATTTATTTCAAATACAGGTTCTTTATTTTCAGTAAAAGTTTTATCTTTAGAAAATATTAAATCACAAGGAGATAAAATAGCGTAACCCATGGTAATACTATCTAAAACTGGTTGACATTTTTTTATGGTTTGTTCAAAAACATCCTGTTCTAATATTAATTGTAGTTCTTTATACCAATTAGGAACAACTTTTTTTACAGGAACTGGATGAATAATGTGATCAGCCCACGCACTCGTAAAACTTATTTTCAACTATTTTCCTTATAAAAAATGTTAAGTGTATATCTATTAGAGCTATCCCCAAAAGATTGTAGATCTGAATGTGGTATTTTCATGCCATTAAAAAACAAAGCCCTATTTTCTACAAAGCCTATATGTGAAGACAGTTTATTATCACGCATAAACCCTGTGCCATTATTAAGAAGAGACTCACCTTTTACAAACAAAAGAAAGTTTGCTACATTTTCTTTGTCATCATCAGTATGAAATAAAGGTTCTTTTTTATTTTCTCTTAGATGAGCACTCACTGATATTGGTTCAAGATTTCTATGTGGAAAAAAATACTGTTTAATTAACTTTAATAACGGATCATCGTGAATGCTTTTATCAAAAGTGTGTCTCATACCATAAAGTTGACCCTCTGGGTTTTTTACTTCCTGATACTTTAAGTTTGTAACAGTATCCTGTAATGATTTTAAAGTATCCTCTCCTAAAAAATCATCAACGTACATAACAAACTTTGTGTTTTTATTGTGTTGCATAATCTACTTTTAAATATTCTATTTTTTTTACCCAATCTTTAGGTATAGCGATAGCACCACCACCTGTAATATCATCTTTATCTTTACTGTAAGATCTCATAATAACTATTCTTTGATCATTATTTGTAATCATCCATCCTACTTCTTGGCACACGGCCAACGGTGCATTAAGAACTTCTTTTATATCTAGCCAACCTGTCTCTGTATCCCGGGCATCGAGCCACGTCACACGAACCATGGGTGTTTTATTTATATCAAAGTTTTCCATGCTATTGAGTGTCTCATTTGATTTGATTCATTTTTATCAGCTTTATGTGGTAAACTTGCATCAAAAATAATTAATCTATTTGTTTTGTACTCAATTGTAGTTCCATCTAAAAACGAAGTTCCTCCTTTTTTATTTTCTGTTTTATCGGGAAAAAATAAAAAAGTTTGATCACCGTCGTCTTCATGAAACTCTCCACTTGTTAAAGGAGGGTAACAATTAGTGTAGGACCTTTTAACATCTTTGTTAGGTAAGTTATATTTCTCACAAAAAATATTAAATAAAAACCTATGAGATAATAAATTTTCTTCTACTGAGGCAAAAAAGAAAATCCCTTTATCTAACAGTTCTGGGGTGGAGGCGTGTTTTCTAAAAGAAAGATTATCAACTTCAAATCTAATAAAATCTAAAAGAGGTTCTGGTAAAACATCATCATATGTTTTAATCATTAATAGGATCCTTTTTCTTTAAATGTAAATTAAAAGACACTGATCTTCTCTCCTCATTTGGTGTTCTAAATGGATATACACCATGTGAAAGCCAAGAAGGAAAAAGATATATTGCGCCTACCTCTGGTGTTGCCTGATGTTTATGACCGCTAAATGTAGCAGCTTGACCAGCATGCCAAACAATATCACCTACACAAGGATAGTGATCTTCTTTTGCGTATTCGTCTTTAAGACTAGGAGGCACACGTAAATAAATAACACCAGATAACTCTCCTTGGTGTATATGAAAAGGATTAAAGTCTCCCGACCATTGGCTCACGACCCACATAGATTCAATAACCATTCTACCAACAAAGGCTGGTGATATAGTATCACTAGCAGGAGGTATAGATATATACTGTTTAACTATTTCACCTAATGCACCAATTAATGGTTGAAAGTTTTTACTTTCAAGATCTTCTTGAGGATAACGAATTTCTTTTTGAACATTACCAGCTAAATTCATAGAGTGATCATATTTTTTTGATAATTTTTCATTATCTAATAACTCTGTTGCTCTATCATCTAAAACTTTAATTAAAGTATCAGGTAATTTTCCTTGTAATATTGTTGGACCAAATGGTCTGATAGCATGGAAATCTACTTTAGTTGACATGATATCCCTTTCATTCTTTTTAAATATCTATTGTCATATAGCAAATATTTGCCTATAAATATAGGATTAAATACTTGGCTTAATTACAAGGTCAGCCTCCTTGCATTATACAACAATCATGATTTGCAAAAGGAGAACATGCTAAAGAAGATTTTTAAAGCTGCCAAAAAAGCAGCTCCCATTATCGGCGCAGGACTAGGCTTTTTATATGGTGGACCTATGTTGGGTTCAGCTTTGGGCGGTGGTCTCGGTAGTCTAGTTGCAGGCAAGAGCCCAAAAGATGCTCTTAAATTTGCCGCATTATCTGGATTAACAGGTGGAGCTCTTAGTAAATTTGGTGGTCTTCAAGCTGGTCAAGGATTGGGTGGGCTACTTGGTAGAACGGCTGCAACAGGAACAGCAGTACCACAAAACATTCTTGGTGCTACCACAGGTAGTAATCCAATTGCTAATAGAATTGCACTTAAAGATGCTATAATGAAAGGACAAGTAAAAAGTCCAAGTGTTCTTGGATCAATATTAAATTTTGCAAAAGCTAATCCTTTAAAAACTGCAGGAACTATCGCAGGATTAACTGGACTTCTTGCTAGTAAAGAAGAAGAAAAGAAATCAACACCTTATGAAGATGTATATGGCACCGTACCAGGCTTTGCTAATATAGGCGATGCACCTATAGGTGGAGTTGAATTGGTTCCTTTCTCTCAATATGAACCTAATTTAACACGTAGAGCCATGGGTGGACAAATAAATGGTTTAAAAACTTTGGGTTTAAGACAAGGTGGTTTTCCTCGTAAGAATGGTAAGATCGCAGGACCTGGAACCGAGATCAGTGATGATATACCAGCAATGTTAAGTGATGGTGAGTTTGTTATTAATTCAAGAACTGTAAGAGGACTTGGCAGAGCAATGGGTGGTAAAGGTAAACAAGATACTAGAGACAGAGGATCAAAATTCCTTTATAGTTTACAAGATAAATATGGAGACAAAAGATAATGGCTGAAGGCGATACAATAACACAGGTACAGGCTCAACCGCCATACATTGAAAAGAGAACAGAACAATTACTTGCTTCCGTATTTGGAGATCCAAACGCTGTAAAAAAAGAAGGTGAAACAGATGAAGCTTTTCAATTACGTAAGTTTGGTAGAGCAGGTATTGCTCAAGCTATACCAAAGTTTCAATTTGCAGGCTTCACTCCAGAACAACAACGAGCTTTTGGATTAGCATCACAACAAGTAGGTGCTTATGCACCATCTTTACAACAAGGTATGGGTAGTGCAGCTCTTGGAGGAGGTGCTTTAACAGGTGGTATTGCTCAAGCACTTGGTGCAACACAAGCATACAATCCAGCTTCAGCACAAGCGTTCATGGATCCGTATCAACAACAAGTTACACAGCAAGCATTAGCTGAATATGATAAACAAGCGCAGATTGCTCAACAAGGTTTAGCTTCTCAAGCACAAAAGGTAGGTGCTTTTGGAGGCTCACGTATGGGTGTTCAAGAAGCAGAGCTTGGTAAAAATTTAGCAGACATTAAATCACGACGTATTTTTGAAGATATGTCACGTAACTATCAACAAGCTCAACAAGCAGCAATGGGTGCTCAAGAGTCACAACAAAGAAGACAATTACAAGCAGCGCAGACACTTGGTCAAGCAGGACAAGGTCTTGGTGATCTTGGTAAAACTCAAGCTGGTCTTGGTGCACTTGGTCAACAATTAGGTCAAGGAGATATTCAATCACTACTAGGTGTAGGTGGTATGCAGCAACAAATAGGTCAAGGAATGCTAGAAGCTCAAAGACAACAACAGTTGATGGCACAACGTGAACCATTTAATAGACTTGGATTTGCTAGTGATATACTACGAGGTGTACCAAGTGGATCAATTAGTTACACTCAACAACCACAAACTAATCCATTTGCTCAAGCACTTGGTCTTGGTATTGCAGGAGTGGGAGCTCTTGGTCAATTTGGTCAAGGTGCAAGTGGCTTATCAGGGTTATTCGGAGGTAGTTGATGGTTTTACCAATTGCTTATGGTTTAGGTGCGTTAGCTTTAAGAGGTGCTACAATGGCTGCTCCTTATGCTGTTAGAGGTGCTATGGCTCTTGGAAGAGGTGCAAAAGGTATTGTTAAACCAAGTAATATAAAAAGTTATTTTTTAGGCACTGGAGCTAGAACACCTACTTCAGGCATTGGTCCAGTTCTTCCAAGATCAAGACCAGGATTATTTAAACCGTCTATTAAAAATATAGTAGGGCAAAGTGCCGCTGGATATGGAGGTATGCTAGCCTATGACGCTTTAACAGATAGTGCTGAACAAAGTGTTGAAGATCAAAAAAAAGAAACACAAAGACCACCATCTGATAGACAGCCAGGATTATTTGCAAGCGAGGGTGATAAAAAAATTAAAAAAAAGAAAAAGGATGACGCTACTGACTTGGATAATAAAATTAAAAAAGGTGATTTAGACGATTTCATTAAAGAGAGAATGGATTTGTTTGATAAATATTTAGGTAGTGATAAAGAACAAGTAAAGAGTGGTGGATTCGCAGCATTAACAGAATTTGGTTTAAATTTAGCTAGTGCTAGAGGTGGTAATCTCATGGATAAAATTGCTCGTTCCGCAAAAGATCCGCTAAAAACTTTTACCGCAATAGGTATGGCAGCTAAAGATAGAGCAGATAAAATTAAAATGGCCGCTATTGAATCTGGTATTGAAGCACAAGAAGCTGCGTTAGACAGAGCGGGTGACACAGATGGTACAACTTTTCAAAAGAATTTAGCTACATTAAAAACTATGTTTACAGATAAAGAGGGGGAACTAACAATACCTCAAGAGGATTTAATTAATATGGCAAAAGCAGGGGGAACAACAAGTAAAAAAGAATTTTTTGCTAGTATCATTCCTCAATTAATGCAAACACAAGATCCTTTAACCATGCAAGTTTATGATGAAAACCAAGCTTTGAGTATGGCTGAACGAATGTGGTCTGCTATTTCAGGACAGACACAACCTTCTTCTTCCAAAAAAGGTGAATCAAATACAAATACAACGGGTGATCCACTTGGTATTATGTAATGAATATAGATGAAATTAGAAAAAAATATCCTCAATACAGTAACATATCGGATAGTGAACTAGCGGATAAACTACACAGTAAATTTTACTCTAATGTAGATAAAAATGTTTTTTATAAAAAAATAGGATTAGAAAAAACAGGTCTTATAAAATCTGCGGGAGCAGGTGTTATTTCAGGATTAGGTAAAGCCACAGAAGGTATTACAACTCTTGGTACTACATTAGTTGACTTAGGTTTAAATACACAATTAACAAAAAAAGTTGAAAAAGCTTTTGATGATAATAATTTTTTAAGTGGCATGGAAGATTTAGCTGATGATAGATGGACAGGGTCAGTAACAGAAATTTTAACACAACTTGGTGTGCCGGGTGGTATTGCTTTAAAAGGAGCTAATGCGTTAGTAAAAGCTAAAAATTTAGGAACCTTGGGTAGAACTGCTAAAATGCTACCTACAACAACTAGAATGGCAGCAGTTGGTGGAGCAGAACTAGCGGCAGCAACTGAAGATTTAGGAACAGTTGGAGATGCAATGGGGTTTGGAATAACTCAAACAAGAGAAAATCAAGGAGAGTCTGGTCGAAGAGATGCAATAAGAAAACTAGAAAATAGATTTAAGTTTGGTTTAGAAGGAGCTCTTGGTTTTGGTTTGTTTGAAAAAGCTTTAATGCCTGCAATAAAATTTAGTTTTTCAAAAGCAGTTCCTGCGTTGAAAGGTGTGTTAACCAGATCAACTGGATCAGCCGATGAAGTTGTAAGAATGGTTGATGAAATAGATCCAGTGACTAAACTTCCAACAGGTAGAAAAGTTGCAGAAACTTTAAAACTAGAACAAGGTTTTCAATTTAATAAAAATAATATTCTTCGTGCATTTGATAAACATGTATTAGCTAGACTTCGTCCAAGAGGAGACGATACAGCGATGGGTTTCAATGCAAAAAGAAAAATGATTGGTGAGCAAAGAGCTTCCTTATCAGAAGCTGGTTATATTGTAAGATCTTTAGAACAATCTGTTCAAAAATTAGTTCGACCACTTGGAGGAAAGTTAGATGATGTAGAGATAAAACAAAGAGAAGAGATAATGGAAAATATATATGATTATCTAACCGCTCCTAAAAATGCAAAAGATGCAACAAAAGTTCCTAAAGAATTACTTGAACAAGTTAATGAAGTAAGGTCATATGTAGATAATTTAAGTGGTAAATTAAAAGAAAATCCTTTGGCTATAGCTGCATCGGATTCTTTTGTAAGAACAGTGGCTGCAAACGTAGGAGAATATTTAACGAGAAGTTATAGAACATTTGGTTCAGAAACAAAAAAAGATTGGTTTGATAAACTGTATAATACTGACAAAGGAAAAGAAATAATTGAAAGAGCAAAAATATTTTTAGCTGAAAAAGATCCTTCGGCTTATGGGGGAACTGTAATTGGAACAGGAAATAATAGAAGATTTGTTCCTGGTAGTTCGGCTCAAGGAAAAGCCATGGATGCAGAAATTAAAGCTATTGTGGAAGCTAATGAAATGGGGGGTTTAGGAAATGAACTTGTAAGATTAAAAGCTGTTGATGATGCAGTGTTCAAAACAAGACAACAAGTTCCAAAAGAAATACGAGAATTACTAGGAGAAATAAAAGACCCTAGTGTGCAACTATTAGAAACATCAACAAAGATAAATAACTTTTTATCTTCATCTAAGTATTATCAAAAATTAGCAGATGATGGTTTAGATAAATATTTTTTTAACAAATCAACTGTAAGTCAAGGAGGACAAAATTTTACCACACAAATAAAAACTGATTTATGGAATCCTTTAAATGGTAAATACACTACACCTGAAATAGCTGCAAACATAGAACGATTATCTAGTATAAGTCAAAAACCAGGAATGCTTTCTAATTTTTATAATGGATTTTTACTAGCACCAAAAGCCATAATACAAGAATCAAAAACAACTTTATCTCCTATTACACACTTTAGAAACGTGTCTAGTGCTTTATTTTTTTCAGGTATAAATGGTAATCTATTTAATCCATCAAGGTTTATAAGTGAGGCAGCTAAGTCTTATAAAATAACTAAGTCTATTGTTAAAGGTGAATTGGAAACACAAGCAGGAAGAAAATTATTTAAGACAGACTCTGAATATAAAGAAGCTTTAAAACAATATATGGAAATGCAACGTCTTGGTATTGTTAACACCAGTGCAAGACTAGGTGATTTAAAAAATTTAATAGATGATATGACAACTGGCATAGAAAACATTAGTTCAGAGGGAACAATGTTTAATGTATTGAAAAGATTTAATGAAAAAACAGGATTAAAAAGATTAAGAGAAGGTGCAAGAACATTTTATTCTGCTGAAGATGATTTTTATAAAATACAAAATTATTTTGCAGAACAATCAAAATATAGAACAGCTTTTGATAAAGCGTATAAAACAAGCCCCACTAATTTTGCTCGTCAATATGGCGATGAAGCTAAAGACAAATACGGACTTACAGATTTAACTGACGAGGTTCAATATAATCAGTTTATAAAAGAAGAAGCTGCTGACATAGTAAGAAACAATATACCCAATTACGATTATGTTAGTCCTTTTATAAAAGAACTTCGTAAGGCTCCTCTTGGAAACTTTATATCTTTTCCTGCGGAAATTTTAAGAACAGGAATAAATACGATAACAAGAGGTGCAAAAGAAATGGGAGATAAAAATTTAAGAAGTATAGGAAGACAAAGACTTCTTGGTGTAGGATTATTTGGTATTGGTTCAGGTAAAATAGTAGAAGAAACAGCTCAATTTATGACAGGGGTTAGTAATGAAACATTAAATTCGCTACGAGAATTTTTACCTAAATGGTCTCAAAATTCTACACTCATACCTATTAAACAAGACGGTCAAATATATTACATTGATTACTCTCATAGTAATGCATACGATTATTTAACAAGACCACTCCGTGCAGCAATGAATGGATTTAATGATGGATTTGCTAACGAACAAGGAGCATTACAAGCAATTGAAAGTGCAGCGTTTGAAGCAAGTAAAGAACTTCTTCAGCCATTTCTTGCAGAAAGTATTATAACTCAATTTTATGGAGATGTTTTGGTACGAGGAGGACAAACAAGAGATGGGGTAAGATTATGGAATCCAACAGACTCAACAGGTGATAAAGTTTTTAAAACTATGGCTGAACTTGTTAAGAGAGCATCGCCTGGATCAATGAATCAATTGTATAGAACTTACTTATCAGGAGTAGGATCTGTTCAAAAATACAACAGAGGTTATAAACCTGTTAATGAAGCACTAGGTATACTTGGTTTTAGAATACAAGATCCATTTATTGAACAAGGTATACAATTTAAAATGTCAGACAATAAAAAGAATTCTGAAAATTCAGTAGCTTACTTTAATAAAACTGCAAGAGATGGAAGTTCTACTCCTCAAGAAATAGCAAAAGCTTATCAAGAAGCAAATGAAAGAAAGAAAAAAGGTGATCAAATATTATTTAAACAATTAAAAGCTGCAGAAAACTTAGGTTTAAGTAAGCCTTTCATTATTAAAAAGTTGGGGGAAAGATTTTCAAAAACAGAAACAACTAGAATTATAAACAATAAGGCTGTTCCTTTTAGAATATCAGACTTTATTAAAAGACAAATAATGAACAATGCTTCTATAAGAAATCAACCAAATCCTTTACCTTTAATAAATGGATTAACATCTGGAATATTTGTTAACTTTGCAACACAAGATTTATTTGAAAACCCAGATAGTTTATTTGACAGACCGCTAGAAATAGACTTGAGAGAGGAAGATAGAACACCTAATGTAGTTACTCCTTCATTTAGTGGTGCTTATGGAGCAGGAGATCTTGCTATACCAGAGGTTCCTTTATCAATGACAACGCCTCCTGCTGGAACAATTTCACAAACAGACAGATCTCAACTTGCCAAAAGCGGAGATATTGATATAACTGAAGCTATAGTAAACAGAGGATAATAATATGCCACCACCAAATAGACCAAAGAATAGACCAAATAGGCCTAAAAGAAATAGACCACGTAGACGTCCTAGCGGTAGTGGTAGCGGTAGACGAGGAGGCGGTAGTAGACGTGCGGCAGCTAGACGTGAAGCTAATAGACGTTCTGAAAGAAATAGAGATAGAGCACGTAGTGGTCAGACTAAAAGAGAAAGTAGACAAGCTACAGGCGGCACAAGCACAGGCAGAGAAAGTGGTATTGCTGCTGCTAATAAGTACGTTCCAAAAAAAGATACTAAAAGTTTAGAGCAAAGTGTAGGTAGTCTTGACAGACGAATTGAAAATGCTTTAAAAAAAGGTGACACTAATTTAGTAAAAGATCTTCGTTCACGACAGAAAAATTTTGTTAAAAAATTAGCAACTAAAAGAGCACATAGGGCTATGATTAATGAGGCTCCTCTTAATATGAGAGATCAAGTTAGCAAACGTCTAAGAGCCAATCCAAATATGATGACCACAACAGGTTTTGATGTGTTTCAAGAAACAATGGATCAAGACTTTATAGATCCAACAAGAAAAATACAAAACACAGGAGGGGATGCTTATGGTAAGATGTATCCATTTGGAAATTTTTTACAAAAAGGTCCTGTAGCCGTTCAAGGAATAAAGAGTTTGTTTGGAGCAAATAATAATAAACAAATACCATACAATCTACCTGACATGCCAGGGGTACGATATCCTTTAGACATAGGGTTTGGCGCAGGTGAGGGTGCAACTCCTATAACAACAAGATCAGATAGACAAGATCCTTTGGATGAAAAACCTTTTACTATTTCGGATAGACAAAAACCCTTAGACCCTAAACCAGTACCTCTTCCATTAATAGATATAGAGTTTGGTGAAAGACCTCTTCCAGATCAGTTTCCAGTAATAGATCCTAACACAAGATCAGAAGTAGTTGATCAAACTATGGGCGATATTATAGACTCAGGTGTTCAAGATTTTAGTGCGTTAGATAAACAGTTTCAAGAAGATCAAAAACGAATAGAAGCAGAAAATGCTTTACAACAATCTTTGGCAGATGACATGCAAATGCAAAAAACATCACAAATTTTAGGGGGGTCTGGATACAACTTAAATGAAAACATAATAAATGATTTATTTGGTCAAGGTCTTTTAGAAGAGGGGACTAATTACTTTCCCAATCCAAGAATAGGAACCAACCCTCTAATAGACGAAGCTTTGCAAAGTTATTATCAATCATTACAACAGTAAAAATGAATCTTAAAACTATCAACATTACCGCAGTTATTATTGCAGGTATAACTGTTATCTACAGTTATGGGATGTTAGTAAATAGAGTTGTTGCCAATGAAAGTAAGATAAAAGATTTAGATATGTTGCGTATAGACGCACGGCTCTCGGTCATTGAAGCTACAGTAGTGGCTATTAATGATAAGATAGACGAAGCTATTGATTAAGTTTCTTTTTTAATTTCTTCTACACATTCAATAGAAAAACGAAAGTATGGATTCTTTTCAAATTTAGTCCAGCTTTGTTCAATCATCTCACATTGTTCTTGATTAAGTTGCATACTTAAAACGGATTGATTACCTGTATACACCCAAGAGCTACCATTAAATCCCCATAAACTTACCACTAATACAAATGTTTTAATCATTCTTATAGAAGTAGCACTTTCCTTCTTTAGTTACCATGAGTAATTTTATACCCATTTTTTTCTGTAACTTTGTAGTCATTCTTCTTATCTTATGACCAGCATGTGTGCCTGTTTTTCTTATGCTTTCGCTCTTTACATCTATTTTAATTATTCTTCCGTTATCATTCAAAGCAATCAAGTCGCACGGCCCAAGGCCACTGATGTTATGAAAAACGTAGTAATTTCTTTTAGTTAGCCAGTGCATGGCTACAAGATGGTTTAAAAAACCAATCTTTTGCTTTCTATTCAATCTCTCCCCACGAAGGTCCTACCTCGCAGTCCACTTTACAAGGAACTTTTAATGGCACAGCACTTTGCATAATCTCAATAACTTTTTTCTTTTGTTCTTCAGAGTATACAGAAATATCTAGTTCATCATGTACCTGAATTAAAGGTGTAATACCTTCTTTAAAAACATCTATCATTGCTTTCTTTGTTTGATCAGCAGCGGATCCTTGAATTAATCTATTTAAAGCTTTGTATGTCCAAGCACGTTTTATTCTATTTATACCACCATGCGCTATCTCTGCTTGTTCTTTTGGTAATGGTTTATGAATACCATAGGTTGAAGGTTCCCATAAATCAAAACGACATTTACGTCCTAGTATAGTGCGAATATGTCCTCTCTTCTGTGCTCTATTCATTGTACCATCAGTCAATACTTTTACAAAAGGAACTGTAGAATGATATTGTTTAAAAACATCGTCAACATCTTCTTTATCTAATCCTAATTGAGATCCAAGTTTACCTTTACCCATACCATACATCATACCAAGATTAAT